TTGACCACGAAGTTTACAACGAAATAAGAGAAGCTATCCTTGGACTAGAGATCATGCCTAGCATGAGAGCCATGATGACAGCAGGTGTAGCTTTAGAAAGAGACAACACTGCAGGATACAACTGCAGTTACTTACCCGTAGATGACCCAAAGTCCTTCGATGAAGCTATGTTTATTCTCCTCTGTGGTACTGGTGTTGGCTTCAGTGTTGAGAGGCAGTTCATTAACAAGCTTCCCGAAATCCCTGAACTCTTCCAAAGTGATACTACCATTGTGGTAAAGGACAGCAAGGAGGGGTGGGCTAAAGCGTTCAGACAACTACTGGTGCTCCTATGGGCAGGTGAGATTCCATTGTGGGATGTAAGCAGGGTTAGACCTGCAGGTGCAAGACTCAAAACATTTGGCGGTAGAGCCTCTGGCCCTGCTCCTCTTGTGGATCTGTTTAACTTTGCAGTTAAGATGTTCAAGGGAGCAGAAGGGCGTAAGTTATCCTCAATAGAGTGTCACGATCTAATGTGTAAGATCGGAGAGATAGTAGTTGTAGGTGGTGTTAGACGTAGTGCTATGATTAGTCTGTCTAACCTCAGTGATGATCGTATGCGTCACGCTAAGTCTGGTAACTGGTGGGATAACGAACCCCAACGTGCCTTGGCTAACAACAGCGTAGCTTACACAGAGAAACCAGATAGTCTGTCCTTCATGCGTGAGTGGATGGCACTAGTAGAATCAGGGAGTGGTGAACGTGGTATATTTAACAGGGAAGCATCTAAAAAACAGGCTGCAAAAAATGGCAGACGTGATTCGGACTACGACTTTGGAACTAATCCATGCAGTGAAATTATTCTTAGACCGTATCAGTTCTGTAATCTTACGGAAGTTGTGGTACGAGCCACAGATACGGTGGATGACTTGGCTAGAAAAGTCAGACTCGCCACAATACTTGGGACGATCCAAAGCACGTACACGAAATTTCCATACCTGCGAAAAGTGTGGACAACGAATACTGAAGAAGAACGTTTGTTGGGTGTGTCACTAACTGGTATTATGGACAACCCAATAATGACTACAAAAAATAAAGGACTGGATAAAACACTTGAAAACCTACGTAACGTTGCTGTTGTTACTAACGCTGAGTGGGCTGATCGTCTTGGTATTCCACAATCAGCAGCTATCACTTGTGTTAAACCATCAGGAACAGTCTCACAGTTGGTTGACTCTGCCTCTGGTATCCATGCACGTCATTCACCTTATTACATTAGAACCGTTAGAGGAGATAACAAAGACCCTCTTACCACCTTCATGAAAGATCAAGGTATTCCTAGTGAGCCTGATGTGTTTAAACCAGATCAGACAACAGTGTTCTCGTTTCCTGTGAAAGCTCCTAACAAGGCTGTGGTTACATCTGATCTATCTGCTGTTGATCAACTCAATATGTGGTTGATGTATCAGAGAAACTGGTGTGAGCATAAACCTAGTGTAACAATCAACGTCAAGAAAGATGAGTGGTTTGAAGTTGGAACATTTGTGTATGAACACTTCGATGAAATGTCTGGTGTATCTTTCTTACCCTACAATGAACACACCTATCAACAGGCTCCGTACCAGGAGATAGATAAAGAAGAATACAAGAACATTCTATCCACTATGCCAAAAACTATTGACTGGTCTAGACTCAGCGAGTATGAGAAAGAGGACACTACTAGTTCGAGTCAAACATTTGCTTGCACTGGTGATGTCTGCGAGGTAGTAGATATAGGAGCATAATATGAAACCTTACGTTAGACCGTTTCAAAAGGATGTTTACGATGAAGTTGACACACCATCTAAACAAGCCTTGATAAAGGTTCTACTGTCTGAGGGTCATAAGATAGTTTCATCCAAAGAAGATTACTATGCTGACGTAGTATCTGAGAAGGACGGAGTTACTTATTATCATGAGGCAGAACGTAAAGCACAGTGGGGTCAGGATTATTTAAAAGAAAAGAACTATGATGTTCTTCCTGATAGTGGTTGGCCTCCATCCTGGAAAGAAGTTAGAATACCAGGAAGAAAGAAAAGGTTAATAAATAAATACAAAGATCAAATAGAGAATCTTTTCTTTTACGTGTTTAACTTTGAGTATGATAAAGCTTGGAAGATCAAAGCAACTCAGATGACTGATGACGTTAATCACAGACCAGACTTCGCAAGAGTCCACAGGTCTGAAACGTTCTTTCACATTCCTTACGAAGAAGCAGAGCTAGTAACAGTATGAAGTGTAAGAATTGCGGTTTCCTTTTAGATGATGATGGTCACTGTGGAGAGTGCAACAAATATAGTATTTCAGACATAATAGACTTAGCAGGAAGGAAAGAAATGAGTTCTAAATTTAATCCAGTTGATAGACCTTTTCATTATAATCATGCAGACGATGGCATAGAGTGTATCGACTACATAAAACAAGTGTTAGGTCTTGATGGCTTTATAGACTACTGTCATGGCAACGTAATCAAGTATCAACACCGTCACAAATATAAAACTAATCCTGTAGAAGATATGGAGAAAGCACAGTGGTATCTTGCCAGGATGTTAGAGTCGTTAAAAGAAAAACATAAATGACTAACAAAGATAATAAAAAAACCCTTGAGCAAGAAGCCCAAGAGTTTGTGTCAAAGAAAGACACCACTCAGATAAAGGTGGAGACTGACGATTTTTTTGCAGGTCATGCCTTGTCAGGACTCCTTGCTTCTGGTAAGTATGTCAGGTCTGAGGAGATAGTTGAAGAAGCATTTTCTTACTCAGACAAAATGATAAAGTACAAAAAAACTAAAAAGAAATAACAAACTAAAAAACCCCCAGTTAATTTCTGGGGGTTTCTTTTTATTCATCTCAATCCCGATTCTGCTTCTAGCATTCTATTTCTAAAACCCTCATCGTCTAAGAATGAAAGTATTAGTTCTAGTTGAGGAGGGTCTAACTCCCACAGATTCTTTTCTGAAGTTCCAAATGATTCTAAGTATTGTCTTAGTTTAGATTTCTTTATATTTTTATTTGTAATTGAGAATATTAATTCTGCTTTTCTGGGTTCATCTTTTTCAGAAACTCTCAGAACTTCTCTAACATCTTTCTTTGCCGCAACAAGAACGTCACTTAAAATCTTTTCTTTTTCAGCTAGTGTTCTTTCATCCCAGTTATTTTTAACAACAGTGTCTGCCCACATCTCTAGGTATGGAAAGATATAATCGTTGATAACGTTGGTTGCCTCTGGAATACTATACAAGTTTGTTTTCCACTGTGATCTACCTACATCGTTAAATAACTTTTCTATTGTTGATGGTGCTTCTATTGCACGATAACCAAGTATCCTTCCTATTG